ATGATTATAAAGACTTATACTGAACCAACAGACGTATTTATTTGTGGCATTGATTTTATAAATCAACCAGAAACTTTTGGTATTACTGATGATTATTGTATGTTAGCTGTACAATTTTCAGATAATAAAGAATATCTTGATACATGCGGATATGTTTATATTTTATCAAGAAATGAAATAATTAAAATTAAAGATCATCTTGATCAAGATAATGGTCAGAATTGGTTATTACTAAAAGATTATCTAGGAGATATTAAAATTTATTTTGAAGATAAAATTGGAATATATCCAATAGATAACATTGACGTTGAATCATATCTTAGTGATATTATGCCAGGAGGCGAATGGGTTGATCCAGTTTTAAGAGTAAATTGTAAAAATCCTGGAATTTCTTTAGGCTATAAATCTTTATTAGCAGAATTAATTAAATAAGTTATTTCTTTGAATTATTTGTTTTAAAATGTCACAGGTTCCAGAAAGAAGGAGTAAAGACGATGGACTTCCGAGTGCCAGTTTGCAAATGCAGTAAAGCCGATGGTCAGACAAATAATTCAAAGATTTTTATATGGTGCTTATCGTCTAATGGTAGGACATATGTTTCATAAGATAAATGGTTTTCCTAAAACTTTTACTACATGTATTTATATAATTATATGAATACATATAAAAAATTTAGTATATGTGAATATTGCGGCAAAGATCATGATGGTTCTTTTGCTTCTGGAAGATTTTGTTGTAGATCATGTTCGTATGGATTTAGCACAAAAGCTAAAAGAAAAGAAATTAATGATATAGTTAGTAAAAAAAGATCTTTATCGAAGCATAACGATATTGAAAAAGTTTGCAACTACTGTAATACTATTTTTTTCATACAATGGGCTTATAGGAATCAACGATTTTGTTCAAGAATGTGCGCAATTAAATATAAAAATTTAAATACAGTAGTAAGTGATATTACTAAATCACGAATACAATTTTCTGTAAAAGAAACATATAAAAATGGCAAACCAGTATATGGTGGGCGCACTAAATGGTTACAATACAAAGATATTAAAGTTCAAGGTACGTACGAATTACGAGCTTGCTGCATTTTAGATAAATGGAAAGAAGAAGGAAAGATAAAAGATTGGGAATACACAAAAGATAGAGTTCCTTATATAGGAGTTGATAATAAACCTCATACATATCTTCTAGATTTTAAAGTAATCAATAATGATAACTCATTCTATTATGTCGAAACAAAAGGTTATATTCATGAAAATGATGAACTTAAATGGCAAGCAGTTCGAAATTTAGGATATCATTTAATAACATGGTTTAATGAAGATTTAACTGATATTGAAAATAAAATTAATATGGTGTCTATAGCTTAACGGTAGAGCCTCAGACTGTGAATCTGAGTTGTGCCAGTTCGAATCTGGTTAGACACCCCATTTGCGGGTATCGTATAGAGGTCGATTACGCCAGCCTTCCAAGCTGGAAAGAGAAATCACGTCGTGGGTTCGAATCCCACTGCCCGCTCCCATGATACTTTTTAAGTATTCGAAAAAATTGTCTAAAATATATTGCGGGGAGCGAGGAGCCAGTCTGTCTCATAAGCACGACTTTCCGGTGTCGGTTACCGGCCCCGCTACAAAAGTAAATGGTTACAAAAAGAGTTTCATCGCGTTTTTAGCTCACTTGGTAGAGCAAAAAATTTCTAATTTTTAGGTCGCTGGTTCAACTCCAGCAAAATGCATATTAAGCCTCTTTTTACTTTTCCTTTACTTAAAAATACGTTCTAAATTCCTAGCAAACCCCCAGACAGAATGAGAAGTGGCGGTTTTAATACCCATGAAATGACATGGAGCTAAGGGTTAGAATCTTTAAAACATATATAGCGGGGTGGAGCAGTTGGTAGCTCGCAGGGCTCATAACCCTGAGGTCGGGGGTTCAAATCCCTCCCCCGCTTCTTTTTCATGGGAACATGAAAAAAATCCATGGCAATCGGTGCACATAGAACTATGGATTTTGTGAAGTAGCTCAGTTGGTCTAGAGCATCCGGCACATGGACGGAAAGATCATTGGTTCAAATCCAATCTTCACTACTAAGAATATAAAAGCCGCTCGAGCTCATCAGTTTTTCTAGAAAATTAGGACGAGTCGTGAAGCAGATGTAAATAACCTAACCCGTGATACATCCACTGGCCGCGAGGCGGAAATATATTTTAATTTTTAAACTTTTATTAATGGCCAAAGATAAAACACAAGAAGCACTTTATAAAGCTGAAGGTCTTAGACGAGCGGCTTTAAGAAAAAAGAAAAGAAAAGAATCAAGAAAAGGTGGATTTTATTGTCAATGTTGTAATGCTAAATCAAATCATTACATAGAAAAAGTAATTAATCCTTATTATCAAGAGATAAATGGTATAGAAATTTGGGAACGTATGTGTAATGATTGTTATCAATCTGCATGTGGAGATATTTAAAATTTGCGAGTTAGATCAGTGGTAGATCCGATGTGTCGGGAGTTCGATTCTCTCATTCGCGCAAAATCAGATAGTTATAATAGGAATTTCATCGCAGTGCCTTAATACAATTGTTAAAAATATCCTATTTATTTTCTTCTGTAAAATTTAAAATAGTAGTAACAAGAAGAGTTTCATCGCGTATATTGGTTATACAACCGGCACAAAACCAGTCTTAGCCGTTCAAATCGGCCAGAATTACTCTCTTAATTTTCTCTATTTAAACTTTATTTTTACATTCTAATACATTAAAAAAAATGGATGATATCATAATTAAAATATCTTTATTTATAGGCGCATTAGTTGGATTCATTATAGGTGTTCTTTATTATAAAAAATATGGATGGAAGCCTAAAGAACCTACAGATACAGATTTAGATTTTATTGAGGTTTCAACGTTATTATTTGGGTTTATTGGAATGGTAACTGGAATTTTTATATTTTTAGGTATTACAGTATTTTTTATTATATTATAACGGCGTATCGTCTAACTGGTAGGACGCAAATCTGATACGTTTGTAACAAAGGTTCAACCCCTTTTATGCCGACACAATTAAAACTTTAACAAAATGGAATTACCGTCTAAATTAAAAGATAACGAATATTTATTAAAAATCAGACCTGTAAGTGAAGGTTGTTTTTCAGATAATGAATATCCAACTGGATTTTTAGCTAAACTTACAGCAAAAGGAGAATTACAAAAAAGTTTTGCCGAATGGGGAGTATATTATACGTGGAATTATCCACGTAATTCTAAACCAGAAGTATTGCCTATTACTCTTCATGTTGAAGAATTTAGATCAGGTTGGAAATTACTACGATGGAGATTCGGTCAATCTCGAAATTGGGCAGAATTATTACATCCAAATGGATTTACCCTTGAAATTTATTTAAGTAATTTCTTAGATATTATAAAAGAAACTACTTCAGTAAATGGAGTATTAGAAGGTGAATTTATGTGGGAAAGAAACAAATTAATTAAAAAATTATGATATCATTAAAAGATGCTATTACAGGTTCTGTTGCAAAGTTTGATCATGCAGTAGCAGGTGTTTTATACTACACATTATTTATTGAAGATGATCAATATCAGTTAGTTATTGATATGAATGACAAAGATGATGTTGGTACTACTTCTTTTGAGTCTGAATACAAAGGTATCACTTTAATGAGATACATACGAAAAGGAATGAAAGATGGTTCATTTGTAAAAATCAAATAATATGAGCCCAATTGAAAAGATAGAATCTGAACTAGATTTTTTGGACTATGAAATTCATACGCTCTATAGATCTTGGGATAAAGTAGATTGTTCGTTAGTTGGGTTGGTAGAGATTTATCTCTACCAGTGTATCAAAAAGCACAAAGTTGAAAACGGAATTTATTACGATACAGATTATGACAATATAAAATTGAGGGTATGATGTACGAAATAATCAACTTATATGGATTAGTGATTTTTCATACTTCAATTGAGAGCAGATTTAATGAAATTATTGAAGGTTTAGATTTAAGAAAATATAAAATAAACATACATAATATTAATTAATACAAATTATCATGAGCAATACATATTACAAAGAATGCCAGCATTGCGGATATACTGCAAATAATTCTACTTCTACATATTGGCAGGATGAATGTCCAAGATGCGGATCTAGTAGATATTATAAAGAATCATCTAGTAGTAGAGACGAAAGAGAAGAAAGAGTCAGTAGACAAGAAAGCGAATCTCGCGAAGATGCTTATCGCGATAGACAGAGTGGTAGAGATTCAGGAGATAGTATGTAAAATAAATCAATTAATATGTATAAAACATTCAGAGGATTTCTTCATTAGGTTTACTAAAACCAAATGAAAGATGAAGAATAATAAAAATTCGAAATTGTCTAAGACAACAACGAATAGAAAAGAGTACAAAATTGAGTCCAATCCAGATTACAAAGATTGGTATTTTGATGAATGCTGGAATTATTATAAACAGCATGAATGTAAAAAAAATAATAAGAGAAGACTTGTTATGTATCAAGTTAGAATGTATAGAACTTGGAAACACAACAGAAAGACTCAATGGAAGTAAAAACATAATGACTATAGTAACAGGAAGAGTTTCATCGCGCTAAATTGGATTAGCAATTAACTTCTAATTAATCTCTACGGTTCAAATCCGTCTAAAACTCTCCTAATTTTCTTAGTTATTTTTTAAAAAATGGACATCTGGCTGAGCGGCTTAGAGCGAAAAACTGTTAATTTTTAATAGGTGGGTTCGATTCCCACGGTGTCCGCGGCAGGTACTTTTTAAGTATCGAATCATTGATATAGATAACAAACGAAAAAGAAAACAAGAAAATTCATAGAGGAGATTTAATTCCAGATGGATGGAAATTAGGAAGAACATTGTGAAACTTTTTCATTTATCTGCATATAATATGCAGATAACAAACAATTTGGGGAGGTAGCTACAGTGGTAGAGCATCGGACTGTATACTAGGTGATTCTAGATAAAAATCAGGATGGAGTCTTATGAAGTTAATGGGTTCGTAGCCTACTTCATTCACTAATCCGACGGTCATGGGTTCGAATCCCATCCTCCCCTCTAACGGTATTGATAATGAAGTCAATACATAATATCAAGTAATCATGAGTGAGAAAATCAATCACAAGTTCGAAAATGGTTTAGAAGTTACCGGCACATTGGAAGAAATCGTTACAATTGCTAAAACTTTAGGTTTAAAATTTGATGTTACAAAGTTCTTAGCTGTTAATGGAGGTTCATTAAAAGGTTATTACAATTCAACATCAAGAGGTGTTATTAGAATTGATAGTATGACAGATGTACATTTGCGTAGAGCATTGTTAAAAAGAGCTCGTATTTTTTACAGTGAAATTTTTGATTCGAAGGACACGAATAAACAATTCCAAAAGAAGTTCATATCATTGACCAATGATCGTTTAATTTGCGAATTATACAATGAACTTGCTTTAAGAAAGTAATCATGGAAGAAAATGGAAATGTTAAAAGGTAGTTTTACATTTATTAAAATGCTTACTTTTAAACCCATTTCCATTTCCCTTTTTATTACAAATTGGACAAATATATTTTATAGAATTAGATTTAGCGGCACCAGCTGCTTTACCGTGAATTTCATATTCATTAAATATTTTAGGTGAATCTTCATAATACCATAAACTATAATTATCAGACATATTCATTCTTGATACTATAGTTCTATAGTTTATTTTTAGTTTTTCTGAAGCATCTTTTATACTTATGAATTTTTCATTGTTAATAATGACGGCACGATTTTTATGAGGGTTACCACGTTTTTTAACAGCTATTCCAATATTTAATCTATGAGACTTAGAAAAATATCCTTGTGCGCCGCCAGGTTTTATATTGTACATTAAATTAGGATAGAGATTTTTATAAAAAGCTATCCAATATGTTTCTTGTTCATTTAGAATATCATATGAGTTTATATTATCCTCTATGATTTCTTTTTTAAAATTTGCAACACCATATTTTTTAATAGCTCTTTTTAAAAGTGTTCCACTTCCTAGATATAATGGATTTTCGTGACTATCTTGACCAATATAGAATTTATTATTTATCAAATTTGTAGTTTTATAAATTAACATATTGTTTTTATTTATATATTCATTTAATTATTAATGCGACTGATAAAATTTTAAAATGGAAAATACTTTAGATTTATGTATATCATTTGATGATACAGGTTCCATGTCTTCTGCTAGAAAAATAGTGAGACAAAATATAAAATTATTGATTAATTCAATGATGGATGCCATACCAGGATTAAGAGTGGGTTTAATACTGCATAATGATTATTGTGATGCCCCAGAACATATCTTTACATTAGATTTAACTCGCGATGTAAAACTTATTGAGAATTTTATTAATAGAGATTCTCCATGTGGCGGAGGTGATGCGCCTGAATGCTATGAATTAGCTCTTCACGAAGCTTCAAAATTTAATTGGATGTCTGATAAAAGGGCTATGATTCTTATTGGAGATGAGGTGCCTCATTTAGTTGGTTATCGCTATGGTAGTATTGTAAATAATCTCGATTGGAGGGTAGAAGCTAAACATCTTGGATCTATTGGAGTTCAAATATACGGAGTACAGGCATTAGGAAGAAAGGGAAGTACTAGTTTTTATAGCGAAGTATCAAGATTAACAGGTGGAGTAAAACTCGATTTAAGTCAATTCCAACATATATCAACTTATTTAAATGCTGTGGCTTATCACCAATCAGGCAATCTTGATGATTATGAATCATCTGATCCATCATTTGCCACCAATTTCGCGTTGAAGAATATGTTTAATAAACTTCGTGGTGGATCTGGTACATTTAGTGGAGATACTGAAAGCAAAATTGAATTGCTTTCTAAATTTCAGGTAATGAATGTCGTTGAATCTTTAAAGATTAAAGATTTTGTCGAAATGATGGGTTGTAAATTTCAAAGGGGTTCTGGTTATTATCAGTTGATTGAAAGGACATCTGATGGAAAAGCCAACTTCGAAGAAATTCAAGCAAACAAAAAAGTTATTTTTGTAAATAAAGAAACTGGCGAAGCATTCGATGACGAATATTGGTGTAGAGAACAATTGGGAGTTCCGTATGGAACTAAAGGTAAAGTAAGGCCATTACAAATTCCAGAAGTTATGGATAAGTATGAAGTATTCGTTCAATCCAATTCATATACACGAAATTTAGATCGTGGCACAAAATTCATTTATGAGGGAGATTATACATAAATTATTTTTGATAATTCATTTTTATTATATATGTTTAATTCTTACACAAGTAAGTTAGATATATATAATAAAAATGAATTATCAAAAAATATATGATGATCTGATTTCATCAAGAAAACAATTAAAAAGAGATAAGTTTAATCATGAACGCCACCATATTTTACCGAGTTCTATGGGAGGAACTAATGAAAATATTAATTATGTTTATCTTACACATAGAGAACATTTTTTAGCTCATTGGTTATTATGGAGAATTCATAGATCAAGAAAGATGGCATATGCATTTATGATGATGTCTAACAGAGGAAAAGGATCTTCTCGTGCATATACTGAATCAATAGATGCTCACAGGAAAATGGGCCACAGTGAAGAAACAAGAAGAAAAATATCTATTTCTAATACAGGTAAGATTCAATCAATTGAATCTCGAAAAAAAATATCTGCATCTAAAAAAGGAACCATTTGTTCAGAAGAAACAAAGAAAATTTTATCTGAAATCCATAAAGGAAATCAATATTCTCTTGGTTATATTCATAGAGAAGAATCAAAAATAAAAATATCTAATGCTCTTCGCGAAAGAATAAGAAAACCGGAAACATTTAAAAAAATATCAAAGAAATTAAAAGGTGTTCCAAAATCAGAAGAACATAGAAAAAAATTATCTGAAGTTGGAAAAGGAAGATTAGTAAGCAATGAAACTAGGCAGATACTTTCTAATCAAAGAAAAAATGTACCAAAATCAGAAGAACATAAAGAAAAAATTAGAAATTCTAATATTGGTCAAAAACGTAGTGAAGAATGTAAACAACATATGAGAGAAGCTCGAAAAAAATATTTTGAAACAACTGGCTATTCAGATGAATATAAGTTAAATATGAGTAACTTACAAAAGAAAATAAGCCACGTTGGAGAAAGAAACTGTAATTTCGGAAAAGTTTGGGCATTTAATGATATATTGAAAATTAGTAAATTAATACCAAAATTTGAATTAGAAAAGTTTATTTTAGATGGATGGGAAAAAGGAAGAAAATTAAAATTTTAAGGCTTGTTAAAACCTAATAAGCATTAATTCATAAAATATAAAATCATAGTAACAGGAAGAGTTTCATCGCGCAAAATGGTTTTGCAATTGTCTATAAAACAATCGTTACGGTTCAAGTCCGTCTAAATCTCTCCTAATTTTCTTGATTTTTTTAAGACTTTTTAGGGTTATGACCTTAAGCGGCGGCAGTTGGCTTTAAACCATAAATTGTAAAATTTATAAATGAAAACGGTAGAAAAGGCAAATTTCTTAAAGGTAAGAGTATGTATTTGTAAATTCTTTAGTTAAATTAACACTATATGCAATAGGTAATTTAACAGATTTGAAGAAAACCATGCACCGTGCTTACCATGAATTTTACAATATTTTAAAATATACAAGTGCTTGGTATGGAATTGCACCAAGTTAAATGCCAGTGCCTTAAATAGTTAATCTATAGGTTGGGGTGCAGCTTATATTCAAACGGTGGGTGTCGTATAATGATAGGTATGCCGGACTGTCGATCCGGAGGTCAGGGTTTGAGCCCCTCACTCACCGCAAAATTTTAAAAATAAAACTATGTTAAATAAACAAAAATTAGAAACAGTAAAGTTTTTATACGCTATGTTAGTAGAAAATGTTGAATATAAAAAATACAATAAACAAGTTTTATCAGATAACTCAATTAAGTTAGTAAATACTGCTCTTGAATTTGCATTATCAAATTTAGTTGTAGATTTAGTATTAAAGAATTGAAAGTTCTAATAACATCTGCAGGGGTTGGTGATGTACATAAAATTAAATCTACATGGGTGCCTCAAAATATTTCCAATGTAGAAGTTGATTTTAAGCGGTTTGATAATACTAATTATCCATCAAGAGAAAATAGTTTGCATCCAAGACTAAAAGCTAAAATATTTAGAATGCTTGCATGGGAAGAATATCCTGGATATGATTATTATATGTGGATGGATTCTACAATACATATGGTAAAAACAAAAGCTGTAGAATATGCTCTAAATTCATTAGGCTCGGCTGATATTTGCATTTTCCATCATCCGGAAAGAACTACTGTTAGACAAGAAGTAGATTATGTTGAAAGTCTAATGACAGATGGATATCAATATATGATAAAACGATATAATGGTGAAAGAATGCGAGATCAATTGGATCATTATAATAAAGATGTAAATTATGTTGATGATCTACTTGTTGCAACAGGTTGTTTTATTTATAGCAGTAAATTAGTTGAGAATAGAGATTATAACATAATGAAAGAATGGTTTTATCATAATGCATATTGGAGTATACAAGATCAAATAAGTTTTCCATATCTTCTTAAAAAGTTTGGAGTTAACTATAACTGGTTTGACACAGGGATTTACGATAATCCATATTTTCAATTTGATATGAATTTATATAGAACGCAACAATAAAAAATAATGAAACAACTAGACTATGTGGATAAATCCACTTTTAAATTAGAAGTAATAGAATTTTCTGACGAACATTATAATATAGCATCTGATCTTATGACAGGGTTTGCTAATTGTAGCCCATTATTAGTAGCTAAAGATAAAAAATCTTTATGTTTTGCAATAAATAGTGGAAAAGACAGTTTAGAAAAAGAAATTGATACAAGAATATATAAAGTAACAATTGAGAAAGTAAATTAAAATATAGGTGTGGTGCAATGGTAACATTTAATTTTAATATATCTTAAAAATAATAAATAAGTAAACATAGGGATATGGTGTAATGATAACATTTCTGGTTCCAACCCAGAAGATGTGGGTTTGATCCCTGCTATCTCTGCTAATCAAAACCGATCAAAACGGTTCGAAAACTTTTATTCTGCTTTGATACTCCTCGATTTAAAGATAAAGGAATTTTAATTAAAGATATTAAAAACATAGATTGGAATAACTTATGAAAGAAAAATTAGACGATTTTTTATATTGGTATGATCATAAAATTGGTTATAAAATAAGAAGATTTACGGGCGCAATTAAAAACTTAGTTGCATGGTTTCCTATAATTATAAAAGATCATGATTGGGATCAACATTACATTTATGAAATTTTAGCGTTTAAACTTGATAGAACTGCAAAATATTTCAGAAGAAGTAACATATTTGTTGGTGAAGAAAGAGAAGCGGAAAGAATGGAACTTTGTGTAAGACTTATAAAGAAAATTCAATCTGAAGATTATGAAATGGAATACTTTAATAAACTTGATGAAAAATTTGGTAAACCAATAAATTATGTAGATCCATCGACTCATACGTTTGAAACTAAATATGATAAAGATTATACTGAATCAGAATTAGAAGAAATAAAAAAAGAACGTCGGGAAGCTATAATAAAAGGATCTAATAAACATCAAAGAGCAATAAAGATTTTGTTCACATTAATATCAAGAAATATTAGCAATTGGTGGGACTAGATTATTAAATGAAATGTCATAAATACTTGATAAAAGAAATGGCTGATCCCAGGCAAGGGAAGAAATTCTAACTCTGGAATACAGCAATAATTTATAGGGGAATTCAAAACGCCCTATAAATTTGGAATTTCAATATTCAGACACCCTCTGTTAATGCAATTATTATTTTTAATAATACACTATATTAAAATAAAATACTTAAACAAAACGCATCTGAATCAATAATTGGGGAATTAGCTCAGAGGTCGAGAGCACTTGTTTTACAAGCAAGAGGCGAGTAGGATACCGGTGGTTCGATTCCACCATTCCTCACATTTAATAGAAACCATTGTATCTTCAACATTATGTAAAATTAACTAATTTTAAATATGGCTGGTCTAAAAGATAAAAACGAAATAGAAGATTATGAAATTAAAGCTGAATGGTTAAGATCAACAGGATGGTCAGATTTGTGGCACCATGATAATTGGGTAAGAACTGTATGGTTTAATAATCATAAAATTAACATTGATTATATGGGTAGATCTACTGATCAAGCATACTTTTTAAGTACAGAATCAGCTTACTTATTAGATAATTATAAAAAATAGGAATATAGTTTAGTTGGTTAAAAACACAACTCTTACAAAGTTGAGAGCACCGGTTCGACTCCGGTTATTCCCACAAGCAGTTAAAAATAAAAATTTAAAAAGTCATAAATAGTATATTTTTTTTATTATATTTGCATTATGGAAATTAAATAAATTTGAATATGAAAGAAGTAACTGCGTTTAAAGATAGTAAAGGTCAATTATTTGAATCTAGAGATAAATATATTTTATCTGAAGCTTCGATACTAAGAGAAACAATCATTGAAAATTGGAAAAGATTGTCACAAATAATTAAGAGCAAGCCTGAAGCATATTATAGTTTCATAAAAGAAATCGGAGAAATGGTGATAAATCAAAATATTACTAAAGAAGATTTATCAAAACAATTTAATGATAATGTACAATTATTCAGAGAAGAAGAAAAAATAAAAGCTGCAGATTATAATAGGTCTGGACTAAATATTGAATATGAACCTTTTCTTTGGGGTAATGATATTCTTTCTGGATATGATGTAAATCGATAATGGAAATTCAATTAACATATTATTGTGATAAAGCTAGACATTTAGTATGTAAACCATACAGTTTAGATAATTTACATAAAATGGCAATTGATTTAGACATTAAAAGATGTTGGTTTCATAAAGATCATTATGACATTCCATTAAGAAGAATAGATGAAATTTCAGTTAAATGCAACATAGTATCATCAAAAGATATAGTTAAAATAATAAAATTTGATGATAATAAATGGTCTTATTAAAATACACATCTTTGGCAGAATGGTTATGCTCCGGACTCTTAATCCGGGCCAAAAGGCAACAAGGGTTCGATTCCCTTAGGATGTACAAATTGGAGGTATGGTGTAACGGATAGCATGCAGGGTTTCGGCCCCTGTGGTTCGGGTTCGAATCCTGATATCTTCACAAAAGTTAATTAAAGTTTATAAATATTTATTAAATATGCTATAAAAATATTTTCAATTTATATTATATTTGCATTATAAAAAAATAAAATATGCCACATAAAATAGTAGAAACCATAATAATTAGTTCTGATGAACTGGAAGACAATGTAGAATTTATAAATTATTTTTGTGAAAAAATACGCTGTCCATGGATAGCTAATGGTCATACTATAAGAAATTATTTAAAATTTCATAAAACTAGTACAGATTCTATTTTAATAGAATTTGAAAGTGCTGAATGGCATTCATCTAGTCAATCAGCTGGATATTATGAAATGTCAGCACATTCGGCTAGATTAGTTGAACAATATTTTTTACTATGAAAGTTATATTCTTAGATATAGATGGAGTAATGAACTCCCAGATATTTTATCATGAACGTCATAGGAAACGATGGCTAAAACCAATTACTTATTGGCGGAAGATTTCATCAAAAATAAAATGGATACGCAATGGATTCAAACATAAAGCTATTAGTTTTGCAAATTATAAGCCAAACCCAAATCATTTTGAATTTGATTATACATTTAAACGATTGGTCGAAGAAACTGATTCAAAAAAGTGGAAGTGGTTATCTGAATTTTGCAATGCTTACGACTATAAAATATGTATATCATCTGTATGGAAAAATCATTTTAAGAATCCATCTAAATGGAATAACGCGTTAATAAACTTAGGATTTAATGAAGATATTTTTGTTGGAATAACAGGAAATAGAAAAGAATGCAGAGGCGAAGAGATAAAAGATTGGTTAGATAAGCATGAAGATATTGAATCATACGCAATTATTGATGATGATTCAGATATGCTTGAGGAACAAATGAAATCATTTTTCCATGTAGATGGTTATTATGGATTGTCGCCTAACACATTATATAGAATAGGAAGACATATGGAAAAATAGAATTAAGATGTAGTATAAACCGGCAGCACGCCCCCTTTCAGGGGGAAGTTTGGGGTTCAAATCCCCTCATCTTAACAAAGGAGTTGGAGTATAAAATGGAGGACGGCAATCCAATAAAGTAGTACTATGCTCCCTGTGAAATTTCGAGTTTGCCGACAACATAAAGTAACAGTCATTGCGTTCTTCTAACGGATAGGAAGTCTGGCGCGAAGCCGGGAAATGCAGGTTCGATTCCTGTACGTGATCAATTAAACAATATGCACCTGTATCAGAACGCTCTTCTAAGGCGTAGAACTGTAATTGGATCGATGTGGGTTCGAATCCCTCCTGGTGTACAAATTAAAAGGTCCTATGATGTAATTGGATAGCATCACAATCTTCTAAATTGTGTGTCCAGCATCGTACGCTGGTAGGATCACTATTTCGTACTTTTACAATAACCATTAAGTTTTATATTCTATCCATATATATAAAATAAACAATGGGAATTTGTAATTATTGTAATAAAGAATTTGCAAGTTTTGCTATGGCTAATCATAGTAGATGATGTGAATTAAATACAAAAAGAAATGAGTATGTAGATGTATTAAATAAAAATAGATTTAAATCTAATGATACGTCAAAAAAAACTTCATTGAGAAAAAATAAAAGAACTTCATAAAAAAGGTATTTACGATGAGGTAAAAGAAAATCAACAATCAAAATATGACAAATGGCTTTTATAATTTATCAGAATTAACCACTCGAAAATTAAAGAGATTTTATAAAGATGCGGTTTTGCATGCATATGATGTTCATTTAGAGTACTGTCCTTCATTGACTAGAGAAAGATATTTTGGTTCTTCTATTGGAGAATTTATAGATAAAACATGTTCTAAGAAAACTCATAATGTATGTATAAATAGAAACATATATTATGGCAGTAGTTTAAATGAAAATTATGGTGAGATTGGATTTTGTACTTTATACGCAAAGGAAAATGAGCCAGAATTTTTATACATTTTTACTACTATAGAAAGTTTAAATAAGTTGGTAGAAAAATATAAGTTAAATTTTATAAATTGGGGAAACAACGATAGAGGCGGATCGATCAGGCAACGAAACCTGTTTGGATGACGAATTGCGGATGCACCTATAGCGACCTGTAAAGGTGGTGAATAAAAATGAGCAAGGGAAGCGAGTTACTAGTCTCCAGCGATGTGGGTTCGAATCCCATTTTCTCCACTGCGACATATATTATAATTTTTATTGAGATATAAAATGAAAAATTTAGTAGATGAATTGCGATTATATTTTGATCGGACATCTCCCTATAAGATATTAGAGGATTGCAATAAATCAAAAGAATATGACGAAATAGGTCCGACTATAGATGAGTTTATAGTAATGAATAAAGAAATACAAAGTAAATTATAATGAAAAAGGTTAAACTTTCTCCCTATGTTAGAGCATCAAGAAAAGGTTCTAGAGATGCAGAGTTGGAAGATTCTACAGGTTGGGTAGCCACACACAAAGTTCATAAGTCAAAAAAGACATATGAAAGAAAAAATTTTAAAGGTAATTTTGATGAATAATAATTCATTATTAGTTCACGGTCTTCTTGTAATAGAAGAATTTTATTAAAACTATGATATAGAGGATAAACGTAGTTGAGGACAAATTTAATAAATTATATGTAGCATTAGTATAATGGTTAGTATATGGCATTGTCAATGCTCATATGAAAGTTCAATTCTTTTATGCTGCACAAAAAATATATTATAACAAAGTAGCTCAGCCAATAAGAGCGCAACACTGATAAAGTTGAGGCATAGGTTAAAGTCCTGTCTTTGTTATAATTTTTCATAAACATTTAAAACATAAACAAAATGATTGAAATTATATCTAACGATATTGCAAAACATCCAATTTGTTCTCCTAGTTATGAACTAACATATAATTATATGATTGGCGATGCTCATGGATATACCACATTTGAAGTAAGTTGCGATGTTAACAATCCTTATATTGAACGATATGTAACTTTATTAAATAAGTTGAAACCTCCAAAAAGATATTATGGAGTAGTTTTGGAAAGTGATAAAATCCAAAAAATGTTTGATGAAGGTCACTTTTCTGAAGATGATTATGAATTCTTAAAACGAATGTTGTTTTGCGATAATGAATCAAAATTTGTGGTTGAAAAAGAAAATGAAGAGTATTCATATGATTTCGGAGAAGGAGTTAGATCAGAAACTGATTATAGCTGGTTAACATTCACTGGAATAGATCTAGAATATAAAGATGAGTATGGAGTAATCTTTCAAACAAGAATAGTTTGAAATTAGAAAATAAAAAATTGTCAAAAGAATATGTCAAAGATGGCAGTACTTGGAGTTGAAATTGAATTAAAACCAAAATTATGGAACAATCAGAACGAAGATATGTAGTATATGTAAAAGGAGATTTTGAAAGTGTTCATTATAATTCAAGAGGAAAAATATTGCAAATAGATGGCTATTATTCTGACAATCAAGATTATTATAAAGATACTATATTTTCCAATAGTCTATTATCCGCGAAAACATGGAAAAGAAAGAAAGACGCTGAAAATAAATTAACAGCATTGACTAGTAATTGTATTAATAAGCGCAAAAATCTCATTGGTGAAGTAATTGAAGTTACCTTAACAATATCATATTAATATGACACCATTCGAAGAAGAAAAAGAAAGATTTATAAAATTGGCCAATACAGTTTATAATACTAAACGATATATTCAGGAAGAATATACATTAGGTTTATATGGTAACAAATATATTGGCATAGATGATATACACGAAAAAACTTTAAATATACTACAACAATATGAAGATTTATTAGATTCTATTTTAAATTTAAATTGAAAATATGATTAATAAAGATGAAGAATTAGATAATTGGGAAAATGTAAATTATCGAATGGTAGAAGAAGGGTTTGATTATTGTTTTAGATCATATAGTTTCTTTGATGAAATTAAAGATGCTGATTTTCATAATTTAAGATTACAATATATTGAGGTTGCTAATAAATTAGAAAAATATATAAAAAATAAAGTAAATGTACTACGTAGTTCAAAATAATGTATTCAGAGAACATAATTATAATAATTTAATTGAAGCTTTAGATCGTCTAGATTTCGAATATGAAATAGTAAAAGTTTTGCCCTTCATCGAGACGTTCGATGTAATGACCAATAGAACCGATGTGTTTCCATTTGGATCCTTGAAGATGGCAAGACTTTCTGCTAAACTAGGGTGGTATCCTGGATCTCAAATGAATGAAAATCATGATTATTTAGTATATAAAGATTATTATAAGGAAAACCTTTTAAATTATGATTCTAAAATAATAAAATTTGGTGATGATTTTTTCAGTGTTGATCCTTTCTTTGCACGTCCAACAAAAGATACAAAAGTTTTTACTGGAAAAGTTTTTGACATGGAATCATGGGAGAGATTAAAATCTAATAATTTAGATTATGAAGTTTCTTCTATTTTTGGTAGAGACACTGAAATTCAAATATCATCAGTAAAGCGAATTCAAAAAGAAATTAGGTTTTGGATAGTAAAAGGAGAAGTTGTTACGGCCAGTCAATATAGATCAGGTGGAGTTGTTGCTTATAATCAAAATGTCGATCAAGATGCTTATGATTTTTGCAAAAAAATGGTTGACATATATCAACTTAATGAAGCCTTTGTGATGGATATTGCTATGGTAAATGGCGAGTATAAAATAGTAGAATGTGGTTGTATTAATTGTGCTGGATTTTATTTTGCTAATATGCAAAAATTGTTAATGAAACTTGAAGAATCTTTTTAATTTTCATATTATGGATAATATAATTATTTCATATCCAGATGGATCATGGGCTGAACAAAGTTTTGAAGAATATGAAAAAGAACGTAATGAATTGGAAGATTATAGCAGAGCTATGATTACGCTTGATGAATGTGGTGTTCCGCGTACAGATGAAACACCATGTGAGTACTCTTTAGTTGGAAGAATAATTTGGTTAGCTGATAATAAAAAATTGTGTAACAGATATAAAAATTAAAATAAATGGAAGAATTAGAAAAACCGAATTGTTCATCGATAGAATCTGGAGATTGTGGTGAACCAATAGAAAAACCTAGCGTAGGTGATGAGTTTATAAAATGGGCTGAAAAATATTGGTGGTTAGAAGATAAATATACAAATCCAGAAGATCTTATCAGTGAAAGTTGCCCTTATAGTTTTGTAAAAGGCGCATTCATAAAGAAAATAAATGAACTTATAAAAGACAGATTATCGCTATGAGTTTAGATAGATCAGAACATACAGAAGAAATAAGAGCAATAGCTATAAGAAAAATAGATGATTTACGGCATAAAATAAATAGTAGTGAAAAAATTCCAGCCGGTAATGATTTTCGTGAACAAGATCAGGAATTTCTTATGGAATTAATTTATAAAATAAATTATTGTTTGTCAGTATGGCACGATTAATAATGGCGGGGTAGCACAGTTGGTAGTTGCGCTGGAATCATAACCCTGAGGTCGCCGGTTCGAACCCGGTTCCCGTCACTGCGATATATTTTTTATTCATTTTTATTGAATATTAAATAAAATGAAGTTTAAAGAAAAAATTCTTGCTTGAATACAAACATAATAAAGTATTTTTATTAGATATTCCAAGATATCATTGTTTGGTGTAAAGATTTACAGAAAAGTGTGAGAGGAGTCGCGAACCAACTGAGAACGTATATACAGTAATGGTTAAATCGCATAATAACTTCGTACTGGCTATATATGCAGATTTCGCTTGGTAACGAACAAGAATTTTTACAAATGGGCGAAGATCCTTCCTTTTCGAATAGGAGTATTGAACGGATTCAAGGGTAATATTGGAAAAAACGGTCGCACCGATAGTGGGTTCGAATCCCACCACGTCCACATTTAAGATTCGTGACGGGTAATTTCCGTCTACTGAGCCACATCAGGATGAGAAGTGAAATAATTATTCACAGTGGCCTTGTTGGTTAAGTTAACCTTCTATATTTGTATGTTATGATGGTCCATGAGAATATGCGTGAGATTGTGAAGCTTTGTTCCTGGATAAAGTGGAGTCGACTTTGAGATAACGCAGGCCGAGTACAAATGAAAATTTTAGTATTTATTACTAATGGTAATATCCAGTAACTTAGCGGTCAAAAGTCTGATTTTTAACGGGTCGGAGACAAGGGTTCGAATCCCTTTTGGATATCAAAAAGTTAAAATTTTATTTTGTAATAGTTATTATTTCCCAATATTTTTTATTATATTTGTAATATAATTTAAAATAAATCATATGATAAATCCTCATAATTCTTTTAAATATTATAAAGTAGAAAAACATTTAAAAAATTTGCTTTTACAATTAGTAATTGTAAAAGCAAAGAAAATTGTTGAAGATGTAAAATATGACGGGGAGGATATAAAATCACATTCTGTTCTTAAAACTTCATTTAAAATATCAGAAACATTTTCTCTTGAAAACATTAAACATGATAAAGATCAAGGCAGAGATGTTTTAGATATGTATATAAATAAAGTGTTTCAATTAGGATATTCAGTTGGATACGAAGAGGGAAAAGAATCTGATACTTTTCTTATGGAAATGCATAAAGAAATAATTAAAGAATTAAAAGAAAATATATCAGAGCTTAAAGAAGAAATAAAAGAATTGAAAAAATAAGTTAATTAACTTATTTTAAATTTCATATATTTGTTATTTTTTTATTATATTTGTAATTTAAATAATAATACACATGCAAAGATTTAACATTGATTCTAGAAAGGATTACAAGGAAAAATTAGAACATATTTCATTTGAGTATCATTCATTAGATAATCCTTATTGGGATGAATCAGTATATTATTCATTCACAATGGAAGAAGTAGATCAGCTCGAAAAAGCAACTAATGATTTATTTGATATGTGTCTACAAGCAGTACAATATGTCATAGATAATAATCTTTTTGACAAGTTGTGCATAGATCCTAATTTAATCCCTCTAATCATAAGCTCTTGGGAGAATGAAGAAGCATCAGTTTACGGTAGATTTGATTTTGGATATGATGGAAAAAATCCGCCTAAAATGTTAGAGTTTAACGCTGATACGCCAACCTCTCTTTATGAAGCAGCAGTAGTTCAATGGCAGTGGATGCAAGATGTATTCAAAGATAAAGATCAGTTTAATTCTATTCATGAGAAGCTTATAGAGTATTGGAAAAGTTGCCAGGAATATTTTGCAAATGAAATAGTACATTTTTCTTCTTTAGATACAATAGAAGATTTTACAACTGTAGAATATTTACGAGATACCGCATTCCAAGGAGGGCTAAGAACCAAGCATATTAGAATTGATAATATTGGATGGGATGAAGATAGTAGAGAATTTGTTGATATGGATAATGAATTGATATTAAACATATTTAAACTATATCCATGGGAGTGGCTTATCAATGAAGAATTTGGAAAGAATATTCCGCTATCATATGAAACCACAAAATGGATAGAACCTGCGTGGAAAAGCATACTTAGTAATAAAGCTATACTTCCAATTTTATGGGAGATGTTTCCTAATCATCCAAATTTATTGCCATCATATTTTGATACGCCAAATGGTATGAAAGATTATGTCGAAAAACCTATTTATTCAAGAGAAGGTGCAAATATTATTATGTTTAGAAATGGCGAAGAAGTATCAAGAGTATATGGAGAATATGGTGACGAAGGATTCATTTATCAACAATTATATGATATACCTAGTTTTAACTTAAATTTTCCTATTATAGGTAGTTGGGTAATAGGCGGAGAAAGCGCCGGAATAGGAATAAGAGAAAGCAAAACGGAAATCACAGATAATTTAAGTAGATTTATTCCACATATTATTAACAATTAAAATCAATTAATAAATACAAAACATGAAAAAATTATTATTTTTATTACTATTTGTATCTACACTATCAATATTGGTATCTTGTGTACAAGATCAAAAACCAGGAGAAGTGAAAATATCAAAAGATTTATCATTAACTGTAGACGCTGAATATACTTTTTCATATACGTCAAATTTCGTATTACGAACTGAGTTTACAAGGGTATATGACATCAACAAGAATTTAGTTAAAACAATAGCTCGTGTTGATACTCTACCTCCATCTTTGACTAACGTAAGAGATACATTAGTATATACTAAAAATGAAGAAGACAGAGATACTATCATTTATCATCTTAAAGAATATCAAACTTATATTAAAGTTTCTAAAACCAATTAAAAATGAAGAAAAGTAAATCTGTTGTTATCGGATTGTTAGCGCTATCTGTAGCATCATGTACATCATCTAAAAAACGGCAAGATTTAGAAGATTATCAAACTAACGCAAATTATTATGTAGATAATGGTGCTGGATATAATCACGGTGGAATATCTCCGTTTTGGGTATATTGGGCGTACAATATGGGGCTTAATGGAAGAGCTTATTCTTCTCCGGTTTACATTCATCAAAGCTATGGTAGAAATGGAACTTATCATGCATCTAGTATGGGAAGCACTCAACGTATATCTAGTCGAGGAATATCGTCAAAAGGTGCTATATCTCATAGTTCCGTTTCAAGAGGTGGATTTGGACAATCAGGAAGAAGTATTTCGTCTTAATTAATATATCTATGAAAACATTATACGCAGTACCTTGGATTGAAGTCGAGTATGGCTGGGGTGATAGGCCGGAAGGTTTTAAAATATTTGATGATTTAGATGAATGTTTAGAATCTTCAAAAAAATCAAGTGAAGATGGAAATTATGATGGCGGTTACATTGGTCCAGTAAGACCAATGTACTATTATGAAACTCCTGATGAAATTGAAGGACCGTTTCCATGCTGGGTAAAACATTTAAAGTTTAAATCAGAAGGAAAAACAATATTATGATACAAACAGGTGGTACAGGGTGTTTTAAAAGTTACACTATAAGAAAAAACTTAAGTATTGATTTTATCTATATTGGAAAAACTTATGATGGTTTATATATGTCTAATCCAGATAGAATAGCATTAGAAGAAGCTTATTATATAAATCAAGCTAAAAATACATATAACCAAATAACAAATAGAAATACGGAAAAAGTACCATTTATAATTTTGCCAAAATATCAAGTAGATTTTCCTAAAGTGTTAAAAACAAGATTATGCATTGCTAGCTTATCTTTAAATTGTACTGCTCTTTCAGTAATATGGTTTGATGATGGAGATAAAGATGTGTATCAATCTCTTGATGAAATCTATGACGAAATTGATTGGGAATTAGGAATAAAATATGAATATTAATATAAAATGGAAGAAGGAAAACTAAAATTATTAGAAGCGATTGGCTTTGGAGATCAAGTTAATAATATAAAAGAAGGAAAATGTTCTTGGTGTGGAAGCGATAAAATGAAGCCAGAAGACTTTAAAGACAATTTGTCTTTAAAAGAATCATTAATAAGTTTTATGTGTCAAAAGTGTCAAGATAAAATTTTTAATTAGTTAGTATGAAAACTGAATATTTAGGAGATGGTGTATACGCATCATTTGATGGCTATTATATAAATTTAGCACTTCACGACCATATTAATCATATAGTTGCGTTAGAACCTGCAGTAATGGAAGCTCTCATACAGTACCAAAAGGATGTAATGAAAGAAGAAAAAGAAAAATAATATTAAAAAGTTTAAAACCTTTTAAACGATAAGTGTATAAAGAATAAATAAAGAAACAAATATATAAAATAAAATTAAAAGAATAAATTAAATGAGATCATTAATATCCATATCAACAACGATAACCAGCAGTTCTACAACAGCTTGGATAAAATATGCTCTTTCATAATTAAATATATACTTTCAATTTAATTTTAGAGGAGCCCAAAAAGTTCCTCTATTTTTTTATTAAAAGTTATGTATTATTTAAAAATTTTTATTATATTTGCATTAAATAATTAAAATACGCTCAGATAATTCATCGGTTAGAATGCAAAGCTTATATCTTTGTCGTGGTGGGTTCGATTCCCACTCTGAGTACAAAAATGCCTGCATAGCTCAGTTGGTAGAGCAGATCATTAGTAATGATCAGGTCGTCGGTTCGAAGCCGGCTGTAGGCTCAAAATATTTTAATATGGGTTTTTTTATATCAAAAATAGACAATTCTGAACTTAATGAATACATTGGTAGTAATACAATTTATTCATGTGCAGACAACGGAGCATTTGATGGAGAAGTAAGTATTGAGCTTGAAGAACTATCAAATGAAGATGAAAGCATAATTGCTATTGTAGATAAAAATGGAATTGATCGTTTTCTTAATATTTTAAAATCCGGTAAACTGGTAGGAAGAGACGTTCAAACGTTTATATCAATAGTTGAAGAAAACTATAAAGATGGGTTTATAGTAAAAACATAAAATGCCATGCTCGTATAGCGGTCGATTACACCGGCTTTGTAACCCGGATCTTAACAGACACAACAGTTCGAATCTGTTGCATGGCTCGCAATTTATTAACATTTAAACATACTAACATGTCAAAATTTACAGACGGCGGCAAGGGTGATGAAGAAGTAGAAACAGTATATGGTTTCGATATTCCA